TATTTCTGAGATATAGAACTTTTTGTTAAGTTTTTTATTAAAATACTGAGAAATTTTCAAATTCAACAATTATATTTTATGTTGATTATATATATTATTACCATAATATTACCATAAATATTATATTAATAAATCAAAATATTGTTTTCAGTAACAAAATAAAACTATTATATAAAAAAAAATAAATATGTATTATGTTACCACAATAAGTAACAAAAACTTTATTATAATTATATTATGGTGTAAATTTACTGTTGATTATATTTCAATAAATTTTCAATGATAACTAATAATTTTGTTACTTATTTACGTAACAATTAACTTACATATTAAAGAAAAATCAGTCCATATTGACCGTAATTTGCAAAAAATATTTTCTCACTAAATATTAATTTTAGGAAAATAATTAATTTAGATTTACCCTCGCCCTCTGGGCGATGTGGCAAAGCCACCGGGTAAATCTAGTTAACGCTCTTTTTTACAATTTTTATCTCATATTCTTGGTTAAAGTTTTCATACTTTGACATAATGAAATCTGTAATTTCTTTTTGAATATCATTTAGAGATATTTCTGGAGTTGGTGGAGGATGTGGTTGCTCGGGGGGATGTTTATCTTTATGTTCGGCTTTGCTAGCGGCAATAACTGCAAGAAGATTAGCCTTTTCGATATCATTTAAATGAACTTCAGGAGTTGGTTGGACAACTGCAGGAGTTGGTGGTTGGACAACTGCAGGAGTTGGTGGTTGGACAACTGCTGGAGTTGGTGGAACAACTGCCGGAGTTAGTATAATATTTTGGGGCGGTGCCTTTTTTTCAGCAATCAAATCTTCAATAGTTTCTTTAATTCTTGTTGCCGCCTTGTGTAGCGTTGATCTTCCATCATAATTCTCTCCATCATCCCCAATAAACTTATTTTTTTGAAATCGTTGATTAATTTTTTCCAACTCTTCTTCAAGTTGTTCAAGTTCAAGTTTCTTAATTTTCTTTTCTACCTTTCTCAAATTTCTCAAATCATCTTCTTTTTTCTTTTTCATATATTGTTCCCAAAATAGATTTGTTCGTTTATAAATCTCATCGAACACTTTAGCCATGCTTTTACTTTTAATTTTAATCCCTTCATAATTATGTTCTCTAATCTGTTTGTTTGTTCCAATTGACAGAATGGTATCTACAATATCTATTCCAGCCGGAAATAACCAGTATGCCCTTCCTCCGCGATTTCTATACATTCCAGACTGTCCACCAAATTGTAGACCTAGTTTTCCAGAAACACAACGATTACCCCTATAAATACGATGACCGGACATCTCCAAATCACTCAATCCGAAATATTCTTTTTCTTGTGTTAATTCATCTTTTGATAGAATACCATATTTTACATAAAATGTAAATCTTTCGTTAAATGTTGGATTGGGCATTAACTTTCCTTCTTCAAGAATTTTAGAATCACCATTATCTTTAGAATAGTAATGATAACATCTGGTTTGAAAATTATCATTTAATATAAACTCTTCATATTGTATTTCCTCTATCTTATCTTTATGAATAATTTTTACTTCTTTATTAGAATGTCTACCCCCATAAACACCCTTGTATGTTTTTATCATATCATCAAATGTTTGTTTATTATTGCGGGTAAGCAACTCACTAAATTCTACAACTGTTACGTTTGACCAATCTTCTCCATCATTTATTGATTGTATTTTCTTTTGAAAATACTTAATTTCGTTTGCATTTGCTTCACGATATTCAAATACATATTTATTTTCTTCTTTACATCTATCCCAATCAATCAAATTAACAAAGTATTGTATATTCCCTTCTTCATCGGTATTTTTAATAAATAGAATTGCTTTGTCTCCCCAAATAATGGATGCATCGGTTAGACCGCAATTCCACTTACCCAATTTATTTTTTCTATATTCAGAGGTATAATATTCTTTTAGATTTTCTGTATTTTTACACCATGCTAACTCTACTCGTTCTTTTGAAAATGTCCCATTATCAATATGTGCGATTGTTTTATCAGATATCACAATTCCTGCCTTTGTTGCATTACCATGATCAAATGAATTGTCTGTCAACTCAAGATACATTGAAAGTTTATCAGGGAAATTAACACGTGCATGTTCAACTTGCTGTGAAAGAGATGGGCTTCCGTCATATTTAGACTCCATAGTTAAAATTAATACTATTTTATACGTAAAATTTATTTTCAATTTTTATATTTTCTCACCATTCTATTTTTTTTTCAAGATTACAATTTATTTTAGAGAAAGGCTGAGATCCCTTAAATGGTGGATATATCTTGTATGTTTTAGTATAACTTAATGGTGATGGATGACTGCTCACTATCATAACATGTTTGTCTTTATTTATATTTTTCATCTTTTTATGTGCAAATGCTCCCCACGCCAAAAACACTACTTTTTCACAATTTTCACTTATATATTCAATAATATATTTAGTAAAATCTTTCCAGAATTTCATATGACTATTAGGGCATTTTTCTAAAACTGTCAAAGAAGCATTCAACATTAATATTCCTTGATTTGCCCAATGTGTTAAATCTCTTCTATCTTCAATAGAAACTCCTACATCTTCTAAAAGTTCTTTATTTATATTTCTTAATGATGGAGGAAATTTACAATCTTGTTCAACTCCAAAACACAATCCAATTGCCTGATTTTTTCCATGATATGGGTCTTGTCCCAATATTACTACTCTTGTATCTGTTGGCTCAAAATAATTAAAACATCTAAATATCCTTTCTTTCTTGGGAAATATTTCTAAATGTCCCTTAAAACTCTCTACCCCCTTTTCATAATTTGCATTTAAATCATACCATTTTTTTGGATTTTTTTTTATCCAATTTTTAATAATTTCTCTCCAACCCGTTTTTATAGAATTTATTTCTGAATCTAAAATCATCTTTAATATTTCTAATTTAGATTTATTAAAGATCAATTTTGACTAATCTTTTTTTCCACAAACCAAAATATCTCCTACACTAAATGGACAAGCCATATTAATCTCATTATCATTATAATTAAATGTTAATTCATCTCCTACATCAATATTTATTAATGCAACAACATTTCTACCTTTAATCAATGTAGTTGGACTAAATGAATGATTCATAAATGTTCCCCATTTATCAATAATGTGTTTATTTTCACCTATATATATACTTTCTCTACTAGGTTTATTTTTGATAGGCCCATTTAATATGAAAATTATTTCACCTTTTTTATATTGACTTTTACTAAATAATCCTAAACCTTTTACCTTTTCACTTTGTTTTACTTCCATTATAATTAAAATTACTATTATATTTTATTTTATTTTAACGAAAGTGCTTTAATTTTAGTTCTTTTTTTAAAGTTTTTTTAGAACCTTTTTTTAAGTTAAAATGCCTTATTCCACTCTTTTATTGTATATTTATTACCCATAGAAGTATTACACCTGCTACAAATAGGATATAAATTAGACAATTTATTTGAACCTCCCTTACTAACAGGTATATCATGTCCTAATGAAAAATCAAATACATTAATAGTATTTTGACACCATTTAATATAGCATTTACTTTCATATTTCTTTCCCATATGTTTTATCCATACTTGTTCTCGCACTGCACGAGGAATAGGTTCTCTAGCAAAACTACTAAATCTTCTTAGCATATACTATATAACTAAATAATATTTATATACTATAATGATAAATATTATACTTCCAACCGATGTAGAACTATATATATTAGAATTTTTAATTATGCCTTTAGATATCAAAATACTTAAAAAAGTATCAAAAACAATAAAATATCATGTAAATAATCAACATTATGTTATTGAAAAAAATAAAATAACCGACAGAATTTTTATGATGAATGAAGATTTATTGTTTGAAAAACAAAAATCCGATTTTCATCCTGCTATTTTAAGTTCTTTAGCAGATTGTTGGCATAAATATTATAAATGGGCTTGGATTGTCCCTACAAAAGACAAAACAAAGGATTATTTTGGAATTGGAGAATTTGTAGATGCTAAAGATAGGGTAGATGTTTGGGGTCCTGCATATATAAAAGACATTAAACTAGAACCAATACCTGATGATAATTTTGAAACACGACGATTATATTTGGTTGAATTTTTAGGTTGGTCTCAATATTTTGATGAATGGATACCGGTTGAAAAAATAGAAAATCTCGGAACTAAAACTTTCTCTCCATTACAAGAATTTGATTCTATAAAAAGAGATGAAGAACACTGGGTTCTTTTTAATGATACTGTAAAAGGTTGGACTATAGTTATTTGTAAAATGTTGATGAATTATAGCAATAACTCTATCAGATTACAAATCCAACACTTACATAATAGAATGAATAGTCAAACTATTTTAATCGATAAACAAAATATTAATCTTTATTTTAAACCTATCTCTAATATTTCTACCTTTTTATGTGATTCAAATAAATTTTTATATTTAGAAAATAAAAAAATTCTTATGTAACTTGTAAGTAATTTATTTTATTAATATACTTAAAAATATACTACTAATATATAATGCCTGGTATGCGTCCTATGCATAAACGTAAGAAACCCAAAAAAATTTATAAGAAAAAACTTAAAAAAAAAACAATACCAAAGGCTCTTAGGGAGCAACTTTGGATAAAAAATTGTGGAAAAGAATTTGAACACAAGTGTTACGTTAGTTGGTGTCAAAATACTATTAACGTATTTGATTTTCATGTAGGTCATGATAAACCAGAATCAAAAGGAGGTAGTTTAGATCTTGATAATTTAAAACCATTGTGTGCTAGATGTAATTTATCAATGGGTAATAATTATACTATTAAAGAATGGAATAAAATGATGACACCTCAAAAACAAAAAACTAGTTGGTGGTGTTGTTTTTAAATCTCTAGTTCTCTAGGATAAATCTTACTATCCCATATTTCTTCTTGAAATACTTCGTCATAAATTTTTTGCACTTTTCTTTTTTCGTAATAACGGATTGGTGTCGCTAAAACATGACACATCTTTGAAAAAATATTTCCCATATAAATAATTAGATAGATTCTTTTTTTTTGATTTTTCTTTACTTTTATTTTCATAATCTTTATTTAATCTATATGACATAACAATAATAACTGCATTTCCCATTACATTTTTAATATATTTTTATTTTTTAAAATATATTAAATATCAACTTGTATTACATCTTTTATATTTATTACTTCTGCTAATTTCTTTTTTATTACCTTACTATTTTTATCTTTTTCTTTTTTATCTTTACCACTATCAAAAGTAGACATTAGTTCATTCCACTCTTTCATTTTCTCTGGGTCTTCTTGAAAATCAGGATTATTTGTTTCCCACTCATTTATTTTGTTTATTTGTTTAAATTTAACTTCTCTTACAGCATTATCTACTTCTGTTCCATCATCCTTTTTCCATCCATCTGCTTTTTTTACCATAAACTTTAATCTTTTTAAATCAGTTGAATGTATAGGTCTATCTTTTCCCGGCATATTTTCTAAATTTTTAATTAAAACGCTTGACATACTATCTGCATAATCCATATCTTTATTTTTCACTATATCATCTAATGTAAGATTAACTCCTTTAATAAAATCTTCCAATGACATAGCATTCTTACAATGCTCATTTAAAAATAAATTAATAGATATATTTTGTGTATTATTTTGTGTTTCTATATTTGTTATTGATTTTTGATTATTTGTTGCATTTTCTAATACTTTTATATATTTATCTTTTTTCATTGTAATAAATTCATCCTTAGATTCACATTTTTTCTTATGCCTCCATAGACCCATTCTACTTTTATAAACCTTACCACAAATGCTGCAGGGAAACATTTTTTCATTGTCCTTTTTAAAAAACGGCACTTTTTGGATGTTACAAAATGTTACATTTTGGTTACATTTTTTCTTATGTTTTTTTGTAGTTAAATGTTTATCATAATGAGATTTATGAGACGTTGTATAGTCACAAAATTCACAATTATAAAAAACGGCACTTTTCGGCACTTTTCGGCACTTTTTTTCTAAACGGTTACACATATACTAAAATTATATAATATTTTTAAGTAATTTACCGAATTCGTGCTTTTTTTTTAGTGCTTAAATTTCATTGTAGGTATTTTTTTTTTCATAATATTTCAAAAAAACTTCCATCTTTCTAGTGAAAGAGTTTTTTTGCGTTTTTTTCACCAGAACTATTTTGAAAAATTGAATTTTGGACATTTTTATTTTTGTCCAAAATTGAAAATCTTAGAAAAGTTTTAACAAAAATAAGCTGTTTTTAAAATATATCAAAATTTTAATATAAATATCTAAATTTCAAATGATATATCGTAATAATTATATAAGTGGAAAAAAAAATATGTAAAGGATATAAAAGAGTATTACTAATTAATTTATATGTCTGATACAACTGTATTTGGTTGGATAGCATCTTCTATTACAATTATTTATAAATTACCTCAAATATATAAGTTATGTAAAACAAAAAGTTCTAACGATTTAAGTATATTTTCTATATTTATTCAAACATTAGGATATATATTTTACGTTCTCCATGGCTTCACTGTTAATGATTATCCTATTTTAGTAATGGGATCTGTATCGTTATTACAAAATATAACAATATCGGTTCTATATTTTTGTTATAAAAAAGAGATGAAAATTGAAAACCCTAAAATGTCACAGTCACCGAATTAGCATTATTACTATGTCTTCTACTCCCGATTATCAAAACTGGAAACCTGTTCAAGTCTATGGATGTGATTTTCGCATATCACTAAAAGATATGGCGGATACAGTAGACCGTCTAGAATTATGGGACTGGTTTAAAAACGACTCGCCTCCTGAGGATAGTGGATATATGTATTGGAGACACCCAAATATTAATAAGATATCTAATGGACTTTCTAATAATGACCATTCTGGTGCTACTTTTGGTTACGCAATGCGTTGTATGCAAGCCATTGCGAAACAAGGATTTGATAATTGGAATGTTGTTCCTTCTTAGTTCTTCTTAAATATATTACAGCAGCCAGTGCCTACCTGTTTTAAAGCATTAATATCTATTTTACCTTCTTTGGCCTCTACTACTAAATCAACCATTCCATGTAATACTTTTTGGTCTATCATATCTAAAAGTAATTTTTCTTTTTCATCACTTATGGGTGCTTCTTCTACAACCTGACGCACTAATTTTATTGCTAAATCTTTTTTGGCTTCTCCTTTTAATTCAGTAACTTCTACACATTCCATAGCAAATTTTAATACGTTGGTAATATTATCTGCATTAATTTCCATATCACCTATTTTTTCTTTCAAAGTTGTTAAGATTTCTCTTAAATCAAACATTATAATACATGTAAAGACAAAAATTTTTAACATGTTAAATTTTCACGTATCCACATTCTTATTTTTTCATTTGTTGGAATTAATACACTTAATAACCCATCAACCATATAACGTTGCTCTTCTTTTGTTTCAGTTATACTGCATAACTGAAGTATATTATATATAACTTTCAATAGTTTTTGATCATACATTAATTTTATATTCTCAAAAACCTTATCTATACTAATGGTTTCTTCTGTATTTTCACGAAATAAATCAGGTGCTTCCATACCTAATACATTTTTATATAATTTTAAAGTATGAATAATAGATGTTTGATCACTTTTTTCATATGTTATCATTAAATTTTCTAGTCCTTTAATGGCTTGATTTAATATAAAAGAATAAATCTTTGTATTTTCACTTTTATACCACTTATAATACCTACGTATAGCATGAAATAAATAATATAAATCGTCTTTTCCATCATGATTATACCAACGCCACACACCTTGCAACATTGTTGGAAACTGTAATTGTAATATATTATCAGAAACACTTACTTTTGTTCCTATAGGACAATATGCTAATAATGCTAATTGAACCATAACCTGTAATGGTTCAAGTATCATATCACTTCTTTCTTTTTTTCTACTACTAACCGCAAACTCCATAATACTATAATAACATTTTTTATTCTTAAATTTTTTACTTAAAGTAATTAAATACAAATTAATTGTTTAATATTATGGATGAAGAAGAGTTGTCTGAAATTTTTTTACCTTCTAATAATAAATACATTAAAGAGTTTTTAACGTTTCCTCAAGAAAAACAAATACAAATCATTTCCTTAGGATTATCTACATTTGTTTATTCTTCACAAAAATTTAAAACTGTTATAGATGGAGAAAAAGAAGATATAATTGATAAATTAAATTACAATCATCAAAAAGAAATAGATGAATTGAAAATAATTCATAGTAATCTTAAAAGTCAAGTTATAAAACTAAAAAAAGAAAATGATGAACAAGAAAGAATATATAAAGATACTATAAATGAAAAAATAAACAAAGAAAAACTAATTATAAAAGATAATCTAGATAGACTTTACGGAGAGAAAATTATGGAATTAGAAAAAAAAAATAAAACTCTTGATGATGGAATTAATTCTTTGCGTGAAACAAGACTTTCACAACAACAAGAATATTATGAAAAAATATTTCAAGAAAAACAAAAATCAACAGAAGAAATAAATAAAATAAGACTAGATTGTCATGACCGTATTGATGAGTATAGGAAACAAATGGAGCAGTTTCAAAAAATTAATCAAAATTCAACATTAAAAGGACAAAAAGGAGAAGATATTATGTATAATATTTTAATAGATCATTTTCCGGGATGTCAAATAGATACTCATACTAGTAAGGAAGGACATAAAGGTGATTTTTCCATCATAGATGATACACATAGAGGTATGATAGAATCTAAAAATTATAAAAAAAACGTTCCTAAAAATGAAATTAAAAAGTTTTATAGTGATATTGAAAATAATAATGATATAGATTTTGCTATACTTTGCAGTTTAAAGAGTGGGGTTGCTAATAAACCAAACGATTTTACACTAGAATTTATTAACGGTAAACCTGTTATATTTTTACATAGAGTAAAAGATAACAAGAAAAGTGTTTTACTTGCTTATACTATTTGCAAGTTAATACTAAAAAATATGCAATGTTTTGATATAACTAAAGAAGAAAATCAAATTAAAATCAAACAATTAGTTAAAGCATATTTACAGAATCATAAAAAAATAGTATCTCAGGTTAATGATTTTAATAAAACAATGAATACAATGTTAAGTAAACAAATAGATGATTTTAAATTAATGCTAGATTTAATTAATATAACTTATTAGTTTTTTTTAAGAATATTCTTATATAAAGTTAAAAGTTTTTCATCTGAAATATTGTTTATTACTGTATCAATGCTTTTTTTATTATACTTTTTTTTTGTTTTTTTTTGAAAGTGTTTTCTAGATTTTTTACTTTTTTTCAATAAAACTTTTAATCTTCTTTTATATTCATCTCTTAAAAGATGTTTATTTTTGCCTTTTATTTTATTTAAATTATCTGCTCTTGAACGAGAAATATATTTTGGATAGTTTATAACTTGTCTTTCTCCAAACATACCACTAGACCACACAGTTTTATTTTTTGTTGGAATATAATGAAGTTTTTTTTTAATTGTTTTATTTTTTTTTATTTTTAATTTTCTTTTTTTTGTTTTACCACCTTTACTTAAAAAAAATGATATTTTATTTGTATTATTGTCAGTATCTAAATTAGTAAATGTATTATTTTGATAAATATTCATATTAATATAATGTTAGAAAAATAATATAATTATATAATATGTATAATTATATTTTTAAAATTTGTGTTTTTGGCGACTACAATACTGGAAAGACTAGTTTTTTAAATTGTCTTCAAGAAATGGACTATGTAAGGACATATGAGCCAACTATAGGTGTAGAGTATAGCACAAAAATTTTTAATCTAGAAGATGATAAAAAAGCAAAGGTAACCTTTTGGGATTGTGCTGGACAAGAAAGATTTATGAGTATTACAGAAAATTTCTTTAGAAAGGTAACTGGAGGTATGCTTTTTTTTGATGTTAGTGATAGAGAAAGTTATAATAATGTATTAAAGTGGATAATTAAATTTAGAAATTTAAATAGTAGCGACATACCTTTGGTATTAATTGGAAATAAAATAGACAAAAAGAGAGTTATTTCAAAAAATGATGCACTTATTCTTGCTACTGATTTTCATTTAAAGTATATAGAAGTAAGTGTAAAAACAAAAGAAAATGTATTAAATGCCTTAAATTTATTAGTAGATAGTATTTATGAACATAAAGATGAAAATCCTAATATAGAAAACTGTGATGAAGATGAAACACAATTATTATTAAATCACCCAAAACCCAGATATTGCACAAATTGCTGTATTTTTTAAAATTGGTAAAGTTGTGTTACATAAATAGAAAAAGACCAATCTTGATCATTTAAATTTACCTCAAAACCTTTATCATTTAAAAGACGAATTTTAAATTTTCTTAACTTTACAGGACCAAAATAAATACGTTTTGTATATTCTGGATTTTCGTTCCTAAATACAATAGATGTATTATATTGTTGTCTATTTACATTAATAGGAATTCTTGCAAGTAAATCACTTGAATTCGGAGATCTATATCTATTTACTACAGTGGAAAGAGTTGTATTATCATCTAATGTAACTGTGCCATTTGATGTGTTTGCTAATGTTAACTGTTCAACTGTATATTGTTGTTTTTTAGTTAAATTTGATGCTAAATCAATATTTAATTCATTCTCTGCACACCCTCTTTCTGCTGGTGGACCCGCAATATCTTTACATTTCCATTGTTCTCCATCATTTTCTGTTTTTCCGGGATAATATTTATCTTTACCATATCTACTATCCATAGTTTGTGGATTATAATACTTAGGTAACTTAAAATTTCTTGCCGAATTATCTACAAGGGATATCAAATCTTTGTTTGGTTTGTTATTATTAAAATCATCTAATGTCAATAAAAAATATTTAGGACCAAAAGTATCTAAAATAGAAGATGCCGTTTTTTTTTCAGACCCTTTTAATATTAATGTTTTTACTCTAAATCCTAACAACCATCCCAAATTATAACCAATTTTATTACCCGGGCTGGGAGTATTTGAACCTTCTTCATTTAAAGTTTTTTGTGCAGAGCATCCGCTACTTTCAGAGTCTTCTATATAAAAAGTAATTGTTGTATTATTTTTTCTATCTAAATTTGTAATACTTACTTTACCTGTTAATGATGAATACGTAAATACAACAGGTATATAATTAAAAATACATAAATCATTGATGACTGACATTAAATCGTTTGGATTATAATTACCATTTTCTATTTCTATTTTTAATGTCTCATAACTTACATCAGGTGGACTAAGAGTAGGATCAATATAATCAACAATAAAAGTTTTTTCTAATGAAACACCGCTTTCAGGTATTGTTCCATCAATTATAATATCAGTGAAATTATCCAAAGAAATTCT